AATCAAAATCTAAATTTAATAAAATTGTATCTGAATTTAATGAAGGAGTTGTAGATTTAATTATAAATGAAAGCGTTGAATTTAAACCTACAAAATTACAATTTACTTTTTGTATTAGAAAAACTAAACGTGTTCCTAAAATTAAAGAAGGTAAATTAATTAATACTACACCTATTGATTGGAAAGCAACTAATCAATTATGGGAATCTGATAGTGAAGCTAAAGATAAAAAAATACTTTTAAGATATTTAAACAATCACACATTTAAATATATTTTTAGAATTAAAGCTTTAAAATTAGGTCAAAATTACAAAAATAAAAAATATTACAAATATAAACCCGCAAGAAGTTTTCAAAGATTATTAGCTAAAAGAATTTTAGATAATGATTTAGATAACTTTGACGCTTACAAACTTTATTAAAATGGTAAATGGTAAAATGGTTTCAATAGGAAACATTATATGGAAAGTTATGAGAAATCCTTTAACACAGGATATTTCATATGAGCAAGCTGCTGAGTTTGCATTAGAATTTATTAAACTTGTAAACGCACCATTATCCTATAATGATGAAGTAAAATCTTTAACATTAAATGAATATAAAACTTATTTACCTTCTAATGTAATTAATATTAGAGGTGTTAGATATACAGGTATAGATGGTTGTCAAGATCCAATAGCAATGAGATATGCTACAGACTTATATCATCTTAATGGAGATACGGAAGATACTTCAGATTGTAATAAAGAATATACTTATGTTGTACAAAATTGTGTATTAATAGCTTCTAAAAAAGATGGATATATTGATATTTCATATAAAGCAATATCTTTAGATGAAGAAGGATTTCCTTTAATACCGGATAATGAATCTTATAAAGTTGGATTAGAATATTTTATTTTACATAAATATCTTGAACCTCTTTGGATGATGGGTAAAATACAAGATAAAGTTTTTAATTACATAGAACAAAAAAGACATTGGTATTTAGGACAAGCTGAAAATTCTATGAGATTACAAGGAATGGATCATTTAGAAAGTATGATGAATGCTTTAAATAGAATTATTATAAATGATCAAGCACATGAGAATTTTTATAAGAAATTTGGTGAAAAACAATATATAAAAAGATATCATTAATTATGAATAAAAATGTAATAATGACTTATAGTGGTATGAACCAAGATATAAGTCAATCAAAATTTTCAAATCAATTTTATTTTGAAGGTAAAAATATTAGAGTTTTAGCTACAGATTCACAAAGTACTAATTCTATAACTAATGAAAAAGGTAATTCTTTAATATTAACAATACCTCAAATTAATATTAATTTTAATAATAAAAGAATTACTTATAATTCTAAAATATTAAATTATACAACAAATCAAATTAATCAATTGTATTCATCACAACCTGGTGAACAGTTAATTATAGGTCACGCAATAGGTAAAGATAATACTGTTTTATTTACAACAGATAATAATGAATTTGATTGTGTGTGGTCTTTTAATAATACTACATATGATTTAACTTTATTATATTTAAGAAATTTGAATTTTAGTACTGAAAATCCTATTCAAGCTTTAATAAATTATGAAAATGATAAAATTGAAAAAGTTTATTGGGTTGATGGTAAAAATCAAATGAGATTTTTAAATATTAAACAAAGTATTGAAAATGGAGACAATGATGAATTAATAGATATTGAAGCAAGTTTAATTAATGTTGTAGGTGATTTTAAATTTAGTCAACCTGAATTAGTAACTAAAGAACAAGGTGGTAGTCATACAGCAGGTATGATTCAATACGCATACACTTTATATAGATTAAATGGTGCTTCTACTAAATTAAGTCCTTTAAGTGATTTAATATCTTTAGATAATGGTGAGCAAGGTGGTGGTAATATTAATGATAGTGTTTCATCTTATCCTGTAATTAAAATACCTTTTATTGATACAGATTACACTAATTTAAAATTATATTCAATTAAATATACTTCATATAATGAAATTCCTGAAGTTAGATTAATTTTAGATAAAAACATTCAAGGTCTTTCTGAATTAATTCATTATGACACAGGTTCTATAATCAATACTATTTCTTTAGATGAATTTACATTTTTAGGTAATAATGCAATATATATACCTAAACATATCAATACTAAATTCAATAGATTATTTTCTGCAAATTTTGAAGAAAAGAATTTTAATGTAGAATTAGATACTCGTGCATACAGTTTTGGACAAAATCAAACATCTGTATATTTACATGAAGAACTTACTTATGATTCAATAGATGATTTAATTGAAGGTGATAATAATTTTTTAGTTAATTTATCTACTATTAATAATGTACCTGAAAAACATAACTGTTTAAATAAAGATTTTGACACTTATAAATATCAATACAATAGTAATATTTTAGGTGGTACGGGAAGATATTTAAATTGGGGACTATTTAGATCTGAAGTAGGTGTAGGTACAGATAATATTACTAAAACACAATCTGAAGGTAAGTTTTTTAAAGATCGAGAAATTTATAGATTAGGAATACAATTCTATAATAGAAAAGCTCAAATTTCTTTACCTAAATGGATTACAGATTTTAAAACAAATGTATCAGGAGAACAAAGTAATTTAAATGGATTTTACGCAACATTAAAAATAAAATTTAATTCTGATTTTTTTACATGGTTAAATACAAGTTCTAACTTTTTAAATGATAATGGTATTTATGATGAAGATTTAAAACCTGTAGGATTTAAATTATTAAGAGCTGAAAGAACATTAAATGATAGAAGTATTATTTGTCAAGGTTTAGTTAATGGTTCATATGTTATAAAAAATACTTCAGAAGATTCTTTTGGAAATTTTATTCCTGATACAGAACTTGACGAAAGAAGAAAATATAATTCACAACCAAAATTACCTTCATTAATGCGACCTTTTGATGGTTCAATTGCACCATTAAAAGGAATGTTTAATTATGCAAGAGTAGATGATAATGATAATAAACATCCTTCTACAACTGCATTTTGTTATAGAGTTCGTGATAGAGAAGCTGTTTTTCCATATGATTATATTGTTCCTCCACAATATACTACAACTTGTAATCCAACAGGACTTGTAGGACAAAGAGGTAATGGTGAAGCTGAAATATACAACGCAGTATCTTCAGCAGATAAAAGAAGTATGGTTTATCAGTTTAATCAATTAATGCAATTATACTCGCCTGAAATAACATTTAATCAAATACAGAAGTTAGACAATACTAATTTAAATACTGTAGCTTTAATAAAAAATGATTACAATGCTTTTTGGGGTAAAATGATTGATACTAATACAAAAACAATAAGTACAGAAGGTAAAATATTTGGTGAAATTTCTCCTTATTCTTCAACATTTGATATTATTTCAGATAATCCTTCAGATACACCTATTCAAGATCCACCAAGTGAAACAGAATATCAGACATATGTAGATGGATTAGTTGCTGACCATAATACTACTTATGGTATTTATGCTTCAGAAGTTCCTTTATATATACCAACATATGAAGAATACTCTGCAAGTTTATTACCAAGTATAGCAGATAATGAAGAAGGATTATTTCCTATAATTGGTGAAATAAAAGTATTTGGTTCTTGGGGATTAATAGGTCCTCAAGGTGTTGGTAGTGGATATAGAGCATCATCTTATCAACCACAATATCAATTTTATAGAAAATATACAGGTGATATATTATATCAAAATGATAATGTATTATATAACATATATGGAAATCCTTTAATTATAGAAACAGGTGCCAATAGAACTATTTATAATAGAGATTCTGATTTAGCTTTTTATAATACATATAGTATTATGAATACTGATACAGGTGAAAATAGTGATAATAGTCCTAATTGGAGAGTAAGTGAAATTAATTCTTGGGGTGCTAGATGTGGTTTAATTGTATTAGGAGATTCTTCTGAAGAAACAATTGAAAGAAAAAATCTTCAAAATTTATTTTCTGAATTAACAGGAGAAACTACATTTGATCCGATAGAAGATATTTTACCAGATAATATAGGTAAATCAGGAATTATATCAGAATTAACACTTAATAAATCTTCAATTTATTTAGGTTTATTATATGGTGGTAATGATTACGAATCAAGAAAAAGAACTAATTATATTGAAATTGGTAATTATATAAATTTAATACCTAATGTATTTAATGAACTTGAATATAAATGTATAAATGGAGGTGATATTTTTGTTAGTAATTTTAAATTTACTAAAATTGTAAAAACAAATACTGAAGTATATGATTTACAAATACCTCAATTTACAGAAATTGTTGAAGTTAAATTAGAAAGTACTGTAGATAATAAAAATAGAAGTGATTATTCAGTTGAAGATTGGGATAGTAGATTTCAACCTAAATACGAAGAGTATCAAAATTATAATAAAATATATTCACAAGAATCTAATTTCTTTGTAAGAAAAGATGTTGATTATAATTTTAAAGCTGTTAGTAAATTTGAAAATGGTATAATTGCATCATCTGTCAAAACACCAGGAGAAGCTATTGATAGTTGGTTAACATATTTAACTAATGATATTATGTATATTGATGGTAAATATGGTTCTATTAATTGTTTACATTCTTTTAAAGATGAAATTTATACATTACAAGATAGAGCAATTGCTTCAATATCTATTAATCCTAGAGTACAAGTACAAGGTAATGACGGTATTGCAATACAATTAGGAACTGGTCAAGTGTTAGATAGATATCAGTATTTATCTACAATGACAGGAACATTAAATAAATGGTCTGTTGTAAATTCACCAAATGCTTTTTATTATTATGATACTTTAAATAAAACTATTAATTTAGTTAATCAAGAGTTATCAGATGTTAAAGGAATGCATAGTTTTCTTATTAATAATACAAGTGAAGATTTAAAAACAGATAATCCTTTAATAAGAAAAGGTGTGAGTTCTACTTATGATTATTTAAATAATGAAATATTATTTACATTTTTACAAGAAGATAATGATTTTACAATATCATATAATGAATTAAAACAACAGTTTATATCATTTTATGATTATACACCAAGTATGTACATAAGTATTGGAGATATGTTGTTAAGTACTAATTCAATATTAAGATCATTATATGAACATGGTACAGGAGAATATAACACATTTTATGGAATTAAATATCCTTCATATATTATATTTAATCTTAATCCTGAACCTTATTTTGATTGTGTATTTGATAATATAAATTATAAATCAGAAGTATATTTAAACAATATAGATCAATCAGATATTACATTAACAGACATACAAGCGTATAACGATTATCAATCTACATTATTAACACCTCTTGTAAACAACAGAAACGGTAATTTAAGACGACGTTTTAGAGATTGGAATGCTGAGATACCAAGAGATGGTAGAAATCGTATTAGAGGACCTTGGATTAAACTTAAAGTTCAATTCAATAATCAATCTAATTATAAATTAATATTACACGATATGATTATTTCATATACAGTATAATACAATAAAGGTATAGTTTATCATCATAAAAAGATATAAATTATACCTTTTTTTATTTGGATTTGTCAAAAAAATTGTCTATCTTTGTAAAGATAGAAATAATTTATATAAAATGGTAGGAATTTATAAAATAACAAGCCCTAGTGGTAAAATTTATATTGGTCAAAGTGTCAACATTGAAAGAAGATTTACTAGATATAACAGTTTAGATTGTGTAAAACAAATAAGACTTTATAAATCATTTATAAAACATAATGTGATTAATCATAAATTTGAAATTATAGAAGAATGTAGTGTTGAATTACTTAATGAACGTGAAAGATATTATCAAGATTTATACGATGTTATTAGTGAAAAGGGTTTAAATTGTATATTAACTGAAACAAATAATTTACCAAGAATTTTACATAATAATACAAAAATAAATAATTATAAATCTTTAAAAAGAGGTGAAAAACATCATTATTCAAAAAAAGTTATTAATATTATTACTTTAAAAATTTATAATAGTTTATCTGAATGTTGTGTTGAAAATAATTTAAATCCTAAATATATGTCTAAAGTTTTATCTGGTAATTGTAAAAATAAAACAGATTTTTTATATTTTAAAGAAGATGGTAATTATTATTCTAAATTAAAATTAAAAACAAAACCTAAAATTAAAATTAAAAAATCAATCGAAGAAATACATGAAAATAGATCAAAAGCTAAAATAGGAGATAAAAATCCAATGTTTGGTAAAAAAGGAATTTTAAACAAAAATTCTAAAAAAGTAATGTGTACTAAAACATTAAAAATTTGGAATAGTTTAAATGAATGTTGTAAAGAATTATCTTTAAATTCTAAATATATGTCAAGATATTTAAACGGTTCCAGAAATAATAA